AATCGCTAACTTATTAATAATAATATTAATAAGTTAGTTATTATAATAACATATATAAGTATAATAAACAAGTTAGTATATATCTCTTTTATTTATATACTAGTATTTTTTTTTATTTTTGATCTGTTAGTAGTTTCCTATTCCCCACACAATTATAACAATCGTGTCAAATAGTTTTATTAGAATTAGATAAGAATTAGATGAGTGTTATATGAGTAGAGAATGCCGCTTAGTAAATGATCAGACTAATTAGCAAATTTGTGCTAAACTTAAGTAGGTGTATATACACTAAATTTTTGGTCAGGTGGTTTTATGAGATACATTCGGTGCCTTTTTTGTGACAACGGTAAACAAAGATTTGATTTTTTATGTAGGGACTGCCGCTTACTATACGGTCCATACGAGAAAGAACTTTGGTTTACCGAGCTAGTAGCTATGGAAAGAAAGCAGACTAAAATTACTCGACAAGAGTCGACTAATTACGATGTCTCTTATCTGTCAAAAGAAACTCGCCCTCACTTGGGTTCATCCCGTGCTAGAGGGAGACCTAAAACAACAAGTTTAGTTGAGTCCTACGTACGCTCGACATACGAACCTACGGCTTCTGTACGTCAGGTAACAGCCCGTTGTTTAGAGGCTGGTTTAGTTGTCTCTCGTGAAAGTATACGAACAATTCTAAACAAAATCAAGGTGACAAAAAATAAACATGATTAATAGACAGGAGGATTTATGCCATTAAACGTTCCTTCGGCAGTTACAGTAACTGTCGGCACTATAGAGATAGTAGAGAATGCCGCTACTACCCACTACCAACAATTTGTACTAACCTCACCTGAGGGAGTTGCGCTCGGTAGCACTGCTAACCCAATTCCCATGTACACCGCTGTTTCAGGGAACTACGTATCAAATTTCAATATAGGAGAGACAGTAGTCCCCGTAGGCGGGGCATTTTACGAGGAATCCTTAAACAATACTCTCCTTGAATTACAGACTAGCGAACTCTCCGTTAATCGACTGACGGTTCGCGGTAGTTTAAAGACTGCGGGCGATGGTCGCGTTAACGAACTTGTCGGATCTTCTAACAGCGGTTACGACGACATTTACGTTGCGTCCGGAGTATACGCCGCAAATAACTTAAACATACTTAATGCAAACGGTTCGTTCTTCACTCTTAACTCAACAACGTCTCGTCACTTTTATATACCAATGATACGATCTGGCTGGCGTGCACTTAGCTTTAGCTTTTTGGCCCCTGTGTCAGGGAGCCTTTCAATTCACGCTGACTTTGGATCGCTTACACGAGATATACTGGTTACCGGACTTTTAGTTCTTCCTAATATTCGTTACGGCCTGCTTGGTTCTAATGTTACTACGTCAGGATCGTTGATTGGTATTCCCGCATTATCGGCACCTGTCAATGGGTTTATTATCTCCTTTGACCCAGCTACAACAGACGTGGGTTCTTTTGAAATTCACATTACACGAGGTGCTTAATGACAGATGTTTATAAAGAAGAAGAGCTCTCCCCTAGGCAAGAGGAAATAGTCACTGGCCTAATAGAACTTACTGATCGATTTGGTAAGTTTGGCCAAGGCGTTGACAGCGAGGGATCACACTACACTCCCGCAGAAAACAACCCATTCAAATCAGAGGGTTTAATCTGTGCTAACTGTGCGTTCTTTAGTCCAGATAGTAATGCTTGTTCAATTGTTATGGGTGTTATTGAGCCAGAAGCAATTTGTAAGTTTTGGGTTATTGAGAATGCCGAGCTAGGTTCAGAACCGGACGACATGCTTCAAGAAGAAGAGTCGGCTATGGCCGCTCGTTACAGCGGTATTGACTTCTCGCCCCCAGCGGGTGTAAAAGCCGCCGCTAAACGCGGTCTTGCTTTGCACGACAAAGGGCTCAGCGGGGACGGTCTTGAATCGGCTACTGTACTGTGGGCACGGAAGTACACGCAGGGTAAAGCAGTAAGTCCGGAGCGCGCTCGAATGGGTAACCGATTCTACGGAAGAAACGCTCGATTTGCGACCGCACCAAAAGACTCGCCTGCGTGGGTTTCGTGGTTGTTGTGGGGTGGGAGTTCTGGTCAAGGCTGGTTTGCAAAATTGGTCAAACAGATGGATGCAGCTGACAAAAAAAGTTCGGCATCAGTGAGCGGTGCAATTTGTCTTGCAGAGGAGACAATTGCAAACCCCTTCCTTAAGGAAATTTTTCTTATTCTTACGGATTTTGAGCCGAACGCAAATGGGGAAGGAATTCCACGTAGCGAGGCTGAAAATATTATAAAAACTTCTCGGTTGACGCCGATTAAGATAGCCGCAGACGAGAAGTCTTACGGTGGCCATACGGGAGCACACCCTGTAGGTGCGATCATCGAGTCATTTATGGATAACCATAATGGTAAAGATGTTATAAAAGCTCGCGCTTTTATTTGGAAAGACGAGTATCCCGCTATTTATGACCTTGTAAAGAGTCAAGCGTCCGAAGGTAATTTTATCGGTACTTCTTGGGAAGTTTACTACACTCATGCTGAGGAGGAGAAAGGTGTCCGCTGGCTTCGGGATGTAACGTTTGCAGGTACTTGTATTGTTGACAACCCTGCGTATGGAGATCGCACCCCGCTGCTTAGTGTCGCTGAAAAACAAACTATGGATTTAAAAGAATTAGAAGACAAAGTAACAGAGCTGACTGCACTGATTACACAAAAGGAGACTACAATTAATGAGCTCGAGTCGAAAATCAATGTATACCAAGAAACCGACCGGCAAGCCCAAGCCGAGCGGCGGAAAGCGCAAGTAGCACAACAGTTAAGTGCTGTTTTTTCAGAAGCTGAAGTTTTGGAAAAACTTGCGTTTTACCTTGCCCTTGACGATGCTGTTATTCAGCAAGTACTTACCGATCTTACTAAGACGGTAAAGTCGACGTCGTCTGAAAAGAAAGAACCGGTCTTTGTTCCTGAGCCCACCGGTGCCCCGTCAAATCCGACTGATCCAAAAACTCTTGCGGCGGCAATCAAACAGAGCCTTAAGGATTCAAAGTAGTGTCGTATGACATTCGTGAAGAACAACGAGTGTTCAATTTCTGTGTCTATCGTCAAGGAGACGAAAAGCCAATGCAGTGCTTTGAAACCGCCGATGAAGCACAGGCATATTGGATGGCTTTGAACGTGGCCGATGTAACTGAGGCGTCAGCTGAGTCTAAATCAGCTGTTTCAACTTTAGCTACAGAGTTCAAAAAATTACTAAAAAGAGGTTAAATAAATGGCTGTAATTGTAACTACTCAAAACAGCACTCAAGGTGTGGCCGCTACTACCATTATGGAAGGTCGAGCCGTCACCCTGACTGCTTCGGGCGTCAGAAATGACTTGCCCAATGTCACTTACGCGTCTGTGAATCAGGAACGCGGCGTATTTATTGCGTTTTTCCCACCTGATAATTTCCCACGCCCCACTTACGAGGATCTGTACACGGTGCCGTCAACGCGCGTTTATGATCTTACTGACAGCACTTTGTATGGCGATCCAACGTTCTACAAGAAGCAGTATCTTATTCCTCGTAGCATGTGGGCTGAACCGCTTGCATACAGCGGTGAGTTAGTTGCACTGCATCGTGGTCGAATTGGTATTACCTCTAGTTGTTTTGTCGATGACGCCAATATTCGCGTCCCCGGTGCCCGCGTGGCAGTCGGCGGTTCTGGTATGCTGGTCTACACTACTAATAACTTGTACACAATTGCAGTTGTTGAGCGTTTCGCTCCTGATACCGGCGTCTTGTACATTAGCATGGGAGTATAACGAATGAATAAAGAAGCTTTAATGAAGTCTGTTGCCGAAGTGGCAAAGACGGCCGGTACCTCACAGTCAGGTAAATCGGCATTTGCCGAGTTGCTTATTCAACTTGTAGAGCCCAATCACTTGTCTCTTGACTTGTTCTCGACTTTCATGCCGAGCCGACAAGCAAGCCTGAATGACGTTGCCATCAAGCGCGTACGCCGCGGTAAATACTCGGTTCAATCAATGGTACCGGGTAC